CTAGTTTCCCACCGTTCGATCAGAATCCTTCCCGCTCGGAGTGTCAAGAGCGTCAAAGAAGGCCGACACGGCGGCCAATCCATGGTCCCCCAGTTTGCTCACAAGCGATTCAATTTGTGCCTCGCTCGCCGGCGATGGAATGGGCACTCCATCGATTGCCGTCACAGAGGCAGCAAGACCGGCGATGGCCATCCATGCCTCGTTCTGAGACAGTATTGGCCCTGCTGCCTTGATCAGCCGGAGGGTGTCAAGGGCCGTAGGTCGCTTGATGGCGATCACGCGCCCCTGTTCATCGTGGACATTGTGCTCCTGTTGGGCCACCGTCACGATCGCTGATGTTGGTGTCACTTAGATCCTCCGCCGTCTGGTCGAATAGAAATCCAATTTCTGCTTGACGCTAGAATCTCCCTTCCAGGCCCCGGCGGCAGATAACCGGAACACAACGCCGTCATATTGATAGGTCGAGACTGATCCATCAACTTCCGTCACATATTGGTACATCGTGCCGGCAGGGATGGCGCCCCCGCTATAATAGGACTGCTCCGATGACGCTACGAAGTCGTCTACAGCGGATGTCCCGCGTTCTAGCTCGAAGCTGCCTTCCCATCCTCTGGGAAGTTCAGCGCCGATCTGGCTTCCATCCAGTCTGCTTACCCGAACCGAATGGGTAAGCTGGCGACTTTCAAAGCCAGTTACGTGATCCAGATCCACTCGGCCGCTTGGACCCATGACAACGATCTGCGTGTCTCGGCCGATCGAAAATGCTGTAGTTGTCATCGAGCTAATTCCTTCCAGTTACCCCTAGCTCGGCTGCCCGCCCGGCAAAGTCTGCCGAGAGACCTGCACAGTTTGACCACCTTCGACATTCACCACGAACTTCTCATTGATGGCTTGGTATTGAATCTGCACATCGGATTGTACGTACCCCAGCCCAGTACGGCTCGACGGGTTGTTGGAGAAGTCGCAAATCACGCTATAGGGCAACGATCCTGTGATGCTGCCCAACAAGCCCTGCTGGAACATGTTCTGCAAAAATGCCAGTTGAGTGGCTCGAATTCTGGCAAACAAGTCAGAATTTATGACCTGGCCAACATATTGACCCATACCGGCCGCGAGGGTTTCCGCGATATAATTGGTCAGACGCGTGTAGTTGTCGCCATTCACCGCCAGGTTCGACGACGAGTTATGCCCGCCTCGCACGCCCCAGAAGCTCCCCCCTGGCTGGGGAAAGGCAATCACGTCTATCCCACACTCCAGCAACGCAGCTAGGTCAGCGGATGAATATGTCGTCGCCTGACCTGATCCCGGTGCTCCAAATCTCTGGCTTCCAATGACTCCATACAGCGGCTTATTAAGACTGGATTGTTCTGGCGATAAGTTGCCCAGACGCCCAGCAACAAACCCCTGGGGCGATACGAGACGGTCAATCCCGTTCACGCTGTCCGACCACCAGAGCCAGTCGCCAAACATCAGCTTTGCCGAATAAGCGTCAAGCCCGCTGGTTTGCTTGACGGCAACAGCGTTCTCGATCGTATCCCCCGAAGGTCCCGTCAGGATCATGTATATCCCTTCGTCGAGGCCAAACTGTGCTTGTAAGGCCCAGCTGGTTGGATCGTCGGCATCAGCCAACAGACCAATTCCACAGGACTGGCCGCGCAAGGCGTACATACCGGAGCGGGGTGGGTTATCGGACCCAAGGAGGGTGGGCGCCGCAACATTCGACGCCCCGTCGGTGCCAACCGTACCGTCGCCCAGTGTCAACGAGAACGCAAGAGGTGCAACAGTAGTGCCCCCACTCGATACAATCACCAACTGAGACGCCGGACGCTGGGTGCCTTGACCAGCATTTACCGCGAGCGATAGAGCGTTCCAAAAGGCGGCACCGGTCCCGCCGATCCGATCGTAAACTTCGGGTGGGAATCCCGGCAGCGAGACTGTAAGGCGCCACAAACCACTGGCGACCGATGGACCGAGGCTTACAGTGATGCCGTTGCCAATCCCGCCTGTGTGCGCGGCCGTGAACATCACATTGGTGCCCGAGAGCGTCGCACTGGCGGCCGTCTCGGATCCATCACCAACACGCAGACAGCGGAAATTCTGCGCGCCTTGTTGAACAGCTGTCGCGACCTGAGTTCCGAGGTCATACTTTCTGGCGACGATAGGACCGAACAGCTGCGCGTAGTCTCCCATAGTGGACACGATGATCGGCTCGCCGATCGGTCCCCAGGAAGCGGTTCCAACGACCCCGATCACATCGGTCGGAACCCCATTCAGCACCAGATTCTGAGGTGGGACGATCTGCACATAAAGGTCGGGTACGATCAGCGCCGTTGTGTTGACACTGCCCTGCTGTACAATTGGCATTGGTTAGACCTTCCCCCCGCCGCCACTACTCGGATTGATTTTCACAACGAACTTTTTTTGTTCGCCCCGAAGTATCTTTGTTATTTCCTCGGGGTCAGATATCAAATCCCCCCGCATGTAGTTGCCGAAAGGCTTTACGACCACCAAACACATGTTCTATTCTACACCCTCATGGCAAATTAACGATTCAACTGGAGATCGGCGAACAGCATTGCAGGAGCAGACACCATAATCGTCGTCGGATACTCCGCCATGTAGATGAGGTCACGACGGTATAACAATGCGTTCTCGGACTGGTCCGAGACTTCTGTACCGCCATACGACAGCCGGGCCCTCGTCCCGTCAGGCAGGTCGATGAACGGCCTTGCCGCCAGACACTCATCAATCAGTAGGGCGGCGCTATCGCGTAAGGCGCTGCTTGGACACCAGCAAACAATCCTCAGAGCGTGCTCCTGTCGACGAACTTCTTGAACGGCTATTCCGTCGCCGACCACCCTCGCCTCCAGATGAGCCGCACCTGGGAAGCCGACTGATGCTCCATTAACGAGGGCAACTCGAACTGGGCTCGCCGCACCAGCTAAAGCAGCCGCAACCAACTCAGGCGAATCGCCTACCCCTGGTCGATAGCTGAAGCATTGACCGTCCACAATAACGCCGACCGCCAGCCCCGCCGTAACACCTCCGACGAACGTGACATCCGTACCTGACACCACGGCGGAAAGTGCCGGAGGATTAACGACACTTGTCCAACGCGGGATGTAGCGGGTAGTAGCGTGCCCCGGCTTTTTGTCCGGCACGACCGACACATTCACGACAGATTGGCTCAGATCGTCATTGAGGGCCTTCGCAAGCGGCCAGCCGCGGTAGATCCGGCAACTCGTGCCGAGCGCCGAAGCAACCTCAACCCCGGACGGGTAAATCGTATCGGCGACCAAGGTTACCAAAGCAGCTTCGACGTCCGCTAGATCGCTCATCACGTTGTCACTTGCTTGATGTTCAGGCGCCATCCCAGATGCGTCAGTTCGGCGGAGGCGACGATTCCGTTGCGTCCACAGCTATCGGTTATTCGGTCTGTTACGGATATGGCCGAGTTAAACGACGGCGGAAGAAGCACCGTCCAGTACGGAACAGTGCTGTCTGTAGGAAGGTCAGCACCAGGCCGACCACCTCCCCCGACTCCCAACGCCGAAGCGGGCCAAGCGCCAGAGCCGGTTGACGATCCGAACACTGCCAAACTTCGGTAGTCGGTGGCGCCAACGCCACTTACGATGTTCGTCAAGTAGAGCGTAACCAGCAGATTCGTCCGGATACAGAGCGCCGGTAACATAGGGTTGAGTGCCGACACGAACCAGGTCGCGCCATCACAGACGACGAAATCTCCCGGCTGGAGATATGAAGTGTCACATATGCACTGCCAGGCTGCTGTTCCAAACTCTTCGAACCGCGTGAACGCCCGCCCCTTGGCGATCGATAGTGCGACCGGCATCCGCAAGATCCGGTTCTCGGGATCAAGCGGGTCACTTAACACGCGGGGACGATAAATCTCCGCGAGCGTGCCGATCTGTGCAGCAGCACGATTCATCCCCCAGGCAACCCGGTCGTGAATACGAGCACCACTCATCTTACACTATCCAATGTACCCGACGGAGTGCCGAATTTTGCCCGAACGGTACACCTAAGAATGCGCATAGGCGTAAGCGCCACTGATCTAACAAGTCTGAGCGGTCTCGCGCTTCGTCCTTATTACGGGTCCACACGGATGCCTGGTCGGTGTCCATGGAATCGGCAGATCGCGGAACGGCGGCCTCGAGACTTGTCAGGGACGCCAAAAAGCGCCTCGCAACCACGATTTCCGAATCCGACAAATTGCTCATGCGAAGTTCGAGAAGCCCGCTCTCCCGAGACAAGCCCCAGGCCGCCACCCCAAGTGCGTAGATGCCTCGCGGCGGATAGCCGCAGTGACGTCGAATATCGGTACGCTCGACGTCGGTCAACGGCGCTATATTAATGAGCCGTCTCCCCTGGTAAATAGGACCGTTCCCGATCCGGAAGTCAACATACAGGCGACTGTCTGAATCAATGGGTTCACCGTCAGCAAGACACGGCTAGCTGGAAGGACTGGCATATCCGCAGTGGTCGCCAGAACCGTCAGATCACCACCGAATTTGATATAAGCTAGGGATGCGGCTGTATTCGTGACCAGCACCGTCTCCCCGCCTCCCGCCAGTTGGACCGCCGCAGACGATGTCCCGCTCACAAGGGACACAGTGCCGCTCGGGCGAAATGGGCTGATTGAGCCGGAGGCCATGGCTCCCCCTTAACCAATGTGCTCAATGATGACCGCCCGCTTGTATGCTGCATTGGTGGCGGTCGGAACTGTCGTCGCATTCGTAGTGGTATCAGACGGTGCACAGAATCCACCAATCCAATACCAGGACTGAGCAATAATCTGCTGCAGTCGATCCAAAGGTTCACGGGTAACCATCGCGACACCATTTACGATAGAGACGATGGAATCGGCCGGTGCGACATCCTGGGCGGCCATTCCGGCAAAGTCACCTTCGACCAAGGCTCCCTGACCGCAGACAATTGGGCGCCGGATCAAGGCGCCATTCAATGTCGGGTGGGATTGCACAAATGTCTCGGTGGTCGGAACAAACCGGAGGCCCAGAAAATCGTTCGTCATTCCCGACCGGAACACCTGGTTTGCGGATGTCGCTCCCTGGAACAGCTGTTTGAAGTCGGGATCCGCAAACAGCTGGCGTGCAGAGATCGGATCAAGGTAGCAATTGTAGGCTCCATCAATCTCAGGTACAGCATTCACGCGCAGTTTCGCGACTGCATCCAGGAGATTGGACATAGTCAGCGTATCACTCAAAGTCAGGAGCGACGTGTTCATGCGCTGAGATGGACGAACGATCGAGGAAGCAATCGCCGACGTCACCGTGCTCCCAGCAGCCCCATCAGCTACAGACACGTTCCCGGTCAGGGTAAGAACACCGGAAATACCCGCAGGTGCAGTTGAAACGTTCGTTGCATCGGCGACAACCGCTGTCGCCGTGTAGATGTTCGAGCCAATCGTAACGGTAAGGGGATTGGTGGGCCCGACGGGTTGCTGCACACCATACACGAAGGCAGTCTGGAAGCCCCTGATGTCATCGAGGGCGACGTTTGGTGCCGGCGATGTGAGTCCGGTCCGGACCCGCGTATTGCCGCCCATATACGCACCGAACAGGGCGTTGCGTGCCAGCTCATCAAGGCTGCGCGCTGCCTGTTCTCCATTGACGTAAGCATTCTGTAAAAACTGAGAAGCAATCCCAACCCGGCTGGTCACCACGTTAAGGTCAATAGTTGCTGCGTAGTGGTTGATCGAAATCGAGTACTGTTCGACCCCCCAAGTGCTGGGCGTAAGACCGTTATCAAAGTTGGCGTTGCTGGAGGGAACCAACGGGGTTGTCACCGACGGTTTTAGACCAGCTCGGGTTTTGATCAGTGTTTCGCCGATGCCGACCGCGATCGTCTCGCGATCGGCGCACGCGCGGTAGCCGAGCCTCGACCTCAGCGCCTGGTCGAATTCACGTTCCAGGAAGCCCTGCTGGATGATAGGCTGAAGTGCGAGCGGAAAGTTCTGAATGCCCATTTTTATCCGTATTTTCTAAGAGTGAAACGCGACATAATCGTGACGCTGATCAGCCGGAAGCGTGCCGATCAGAACGCGTGCCTGATCAAAGCTGCCTTGGCCGCTCTGTATTCCGCTTCGGACATTTCCGTGGCGAGTTTTGCCCGAGCAGGTCTGGCTGGCGGCGGAGAGGCCGGTGTCGCCGATGATGCCCTGCCGAACAGCCACGGCTTTCGCTGCTTTAAATTCTCCATAGCAACGCTAGCGTCTCTGCAGCTGCCATCTTCGTCGACGGAGATGTTTGCGAGGTCGAGCAATTTCAGACCATCCAAATCGATCATACCCATTCGGATCGCTTCCGCTCTGAGTTCCGCACGCACCACGCGCTCGTTTGCAGTGCGGCGGACCTCGCTAAGTTCAGTCTCGAGCCGTTCTGCCCGTTGCCGCAGTTCCACAATGGGATCGACGGGTGCCGGGTCTTCCTGTTCGATCTCGCTCATTGTTCCGTTCCTGAGATCTGCTTTTCGATGCGGAGGATCTCATCGAAGGGATCGGCTATGTCATACTCGTTGCAAACGGACTTGATTGCCGACTCTTTACTCATCAGCGAAGAGGTTGTCAGAACTGACAATGTCTGTGCGTCCTTTTGTCGATCGTCCGCAGAGGACGGATACCATGACGGCCATTTCAATGAGAGAGGACCCGCTGGATCGATTGAACCAACATCAACGCCCATAACTTTCAGGCTGTACTTCTGGGAAGCACGCACAACGAGGCCCAGAAGAGGCAAAAGTCCTGCATCACCGTATGTAATTCGTAAAGTATCCGCAAGGCAGAGTAGACCATGGTTCATCAACTCCAGCGCCTTACCGGATTGCGCCGCCGTCAGCCTGTCCGGACTCGAGCGGTTTCCATGTACGGCTTCCAGTGCGAACTCTCGGAGCGTTCTCACATACTCAATCACTGCAGCTGAGGCAGTTCCTCCAATTTCCAGGAGACGAGCATCGCCCTTTTCGCTCACCACCAGTGCGTTCCCTGCTCCCTTTATAACGTCGCCCGGGTCGAGGGTGGGCTCCTTCAGAAGCAGCGTTGGGTCGCTGCTATATTTAAGTCCGCGTCCAGCCTGGCTGAGTTGATAATCGATTTCTATTTGCGTTTCTACGGCGGATCTGAATGTGCAGGCCCCCTCATTCGGGGACCTAGTTGCGGACACACCCGGCAGATTGCGTATCCAGACTAGCGGAACGAAACCGAGAGCGTGTCGAACTGTCCGCCGCTCATCCACGGCCATCTCTGCGACCTGACCGACGGCCGCAGGAAGATACCATCGTTCGTAATCCTTGTCCCATTGGCGACAGAACCAATATTCGGCACCTGGGTCTTCGATCGAGTAGCCGTTTTCCTGGAGCGTCTGCCCAGACACCTTGTATTTTTCGGTCACGAGCGCCAGCGTATCTGGCTCGTTCTCGTCCCAGCTCGGCGTTAAGTAAATCGTGTCGAGTACATCGAAGAACAGACGCCCGGACAACACGCGCATCAGAACCGCCACTGACCCGACGGAACCGCGGACAGCGGCATCCATCATTACCAGCGTCAGTTTCGTCTCTTTGATAATGTCTGCTAGAATCGTTCTGGCGTTCGGATCCGAACATTCTACAAGCGGAAAATGCCCTTCCGAAAATAGAAGAGACACACCGTCCTCCACGACGATCTTGCACAGGGGATACCTGACGCTTGGTCGCCTGTTTCGTAACGGTATATACTCGCCGTTTGGTCCCCGTTCATCGTGAAATCTGAATGGTAGCACGTCATACAGCGTACCGTTCAACACCCGCGAGAGAACATCCAATACTCGGCTCCGCTCCGGATAGTCGGGATCGACGGGAATGAGATCGCAAATCGTGTCAAACATCAGAGCAGGCAACTTTGCATGTAATAACAGGGGTGGGTTGTTAACGGGCGAGGAATGGGACGGTCGTGACTTTTGCGGGCTTTGGTGTATCGAACAGCGTGGTCACTGCACGCACCAGCGCATCAACCTGGTCATCCTTGGCGCCAAACGGAAATTCCGTTAGCTCCCGCAGCAACTCGTAATTCCACGATGCTCTCATCATTGACACGTTACCCGCTTCGATTTGGGAAGCGAGTGGAATGGCTCGAACCTGTTTGGAACCACTCTCCCGGGTGGCAATGATCTTATAGCCGGCGAGTCGCCTTGCGAGATATGAGATCTGGCTCTTCCCGGCCTGCCCTGGATCTTCCGGAAGGCTGATCCATACACTCGGACCATCACAGGCAGCCGCCGAAGCGATTGCGTCCTCGACTTCCTTTGGACTGCCCCTCAGGCGTATGACGTCCAGAACTGTGTAGTGTCCCGATCCATCTCGCGCCACCTTGACACCGACGGTCCAGTCTGGATCCGCCCCATTATAGGCGTTCGTGGCGGCCAGATCCCATCCGCGGACAACCCGGTCAGACTCGGTGGTCTCGTATCCTTCCACCATGACTAGGCTTGTCGGTTTGAACAGTGCCCCTCCTGGCGGATGGGGAGCCTGCTGAAAAAGTGAGGCCCAGGCACGACTACCCACGGTGTTCCGCTTGCGAGCCAGTTCGTGGCTATCCTCCCAATCCGGCCATAGAGCTTCACCTTCTTGGCGCCCAAGCGGATCTCCGCCCTCGGCAATCGCGGGCAATTTCAGTACCTCCCAACTTGGCCCCTCCTGTGCCAGCAGTTGCCCGCACAGGTCCTCGACGTGCCAGCGCGTCATGATGACTACGATACGGCCATTTGGCTTGAGGCGTGTCGCCAGGTCAGATCTGTACCACGACCAGATTTGATTGCGACCGGCGGAGCTCTCGACCTCGCGCGACGACTTCACCGGATCGTCTATGATGATCAGATCTGCCCGCCGCCCGGTAATGCCGCCTCGGACCCCGGAGGCGATATATTCACCTCCGCCGCTAGTATGCCAGTTGGCGCTCAGCCGCTGCGACTTCGAGATATCATATCCCAGCACCGCGTGATGGGCGCTTATCGTGTCGCGCACACGTCGGCTGAAATATTGAGCAAGACCATAGGTGTGCGAAACGGCAATGATCGAACTCCGAGCATGTTGGGTGAACCACCACGCCGGGAAGAGCACCGACGCATACGTGGACTTGGCTGCGCCAGGCGGCATCAAAACCATCAGGCGGTCAAATCGACCGTCTGTTAACGCACTTAAGCGTTCCAGCAGCAGTCGATGGTGCGCTGCCGGCACCTGGTCATGAGGCTTCAGCGCCTCAATCGCCCAGTCAAGCAGGTTCGTCCGAACACGTCGCCTCGTGATATAGGCCTTCTCGAGCGTCAGCCAATCGTCTTGCGAGATCTTCAT